CAGATTGGATCTCAACAGGAAATTACGCATTGAACTATTTGATGACCAGTGATTTCAACAAAGGTATTCCACTAGGCAAGGTTACAGTACTTGCAGGAGAGTCGGGTGCAGGTAAGAGTTACATAGCATCAGGTAACATAATCAAGAACGCACAAGAGCAAGGCATATTCGTTATCCTGATCGACACAGAGAACGCACTAGACGAACAATGGTTACAAGCATTGAACGTAGACACTTCAGAAGACAAACTTCTGAAATTGAGCATGTCAATGGTGGACGATGTAGCAAAGACCATATCAGAATTCATGAAGGGTTACAGAGAGCAACATGCGGACAACAAGGAGGGTGCACCAAAAGTACTATTTGTCATAGACAGTTTAGGTATGATGCTTACTCCAACAGATGTAAATCAGTTTGAAGCAGGTGACATGAAAGGTGACCTAGGTAGAAAACCCAAGGCATTAACGGCACTCGTGAGAAACTGTGTGAACATGTTTGGTAGTTGGAACGTGGGACTTATAGCGACAAACCACACATACGCATCGCAAGACATGTTTGATCCGGATGACAAAATATCAGGTGGACAAGGATTTATCTATGCAAGTTCCATTGTGATCGCTATGAAGAAACTGAAATTGAAAGAAGACGAGAAAGGCAACAAGATATCAGAAGTCAGAGGTATCAGAGCCGCATGTAAAGTAATGAAGACCAGATATGCTAAACCTTTTGAAGGTGTACAGGTAAAGATCCCTTATGACACAGGTATGGATCCTTACAGTGGCCTTGTGGACCTGTTCGAGAAGAAAGGATTACTAGTTCAAACGGGAAATAGGCTGAAGTATGTTGACAAAGCAGGTAAGGAACACATAGACTTCAGGAAAGCATGGACCGGTGATAAATTAGATATGATAATGGCAGAGTTCAAAGAGGAAGCACCAAAGGAAGTGGAAGATACCGATGCCCCTATCGAGATAGAAACAGAAGCAAAACCAAAAGCAAAGAGTAAAAAAGAAGAATAATGATAGACTTTACACACGAGGACATCGAAAGGTTATGGAACTCCATAACACACTACGTTCCAGAGAGACAGAAACTGGATTGTGCCATAGACTTTATCAAGAGCCTAGAGGACATAGGAGTGGAGCACGACGAGATCAAGGCGTCTGCTGAATACGATCCCAAGTTAGAAGAAGCGATCAACACTGTGTTCGAGGAAGACGAAGAGTCAGACGGATACGGCGAAGATGATTAATTGGTACAACGAAGTCAGCAGGAACCTAGCAAAGATACCAGACTGCGTGGCATACTTTGACAAGGAGTTGTTGGAGGCCAAGAAGCAGTGCAAGATCTACGGTAACCTGGAAAGGGCCAGTGCGGCACTGCCGGGCATAGTGGAAGAGAGATTTAGTCAACTGCAACAGTTAGAAGCGATACTGGAATACCTAAACATCGAGTTGAGGAGACTGAGATCAAAAACTTTTAGGAAATACTTAGAAAATTACAACAGAGCGTTGTCAAGCAGAGATGCAGAGAAGTACGTGGACGGTGAGGATGATGTCGTAGACATGGACAAAATAATAAATGACTTCGCACTGATCAGAAATCAATGGCTGGGCATAACCAAAGGACTGGATCAGAAACAATGGCAGATAACAAACATTGTGAAACTGAGGGTTGCGGGAATGGAAGATGCCGACATCAAATAGAATAATACTCACAGACGTAGATGGGGTCTTGTTGGAATGGGAACACCATTTTTCTAAATGGATGTCGCTAAGATCATATTTTGATGAAAAAGGAACGAGATATTATCCCTATAAACAATTACCAGACATGCTGGATGAATATGACATGGCGACCAGGTATGGGGTTAGCAAAGACACAATCAGACAAGAGATTAGAGAATTCAACAGGAGTGCTTGGATGGCTACACAGAGACCAATGTTGGAATCACAGACATGGGTCAAACTGTTGGCCGCTGAGGGGTGGACGTTCATACCTATCACATCGCAGACATCGGACATACCAGGACAGCAATTACGTAAGAAGAGATTGGGAGAACTGTTTGGAGATTATGTGTTTACAAACTACCACATATTAGGTACAGGAGCAGACAAAAACAGTGCATTAGCAGAGTTTCATGATACCGGACTATATTGGGTGGAAGACAAGCCAGAAAACGCTGTATTGGGGCTCAAATACGGTTTAAAGCCTATATTAATGAACCATCCATACAATCAGTACTTCAATCATCCTGAGGTAATACGTGTAAGTAATTGGAAACAAATACATTCACTATTACATGAGACAAAAACAAAATAAATTCTGTATTAAACCTTTCAACAGTGTATTTCTTGACACGGATGGACAGATAGCAACCTGCTGTGCAATAAAGTCAAAAACTGCGTTCAACATAAAAACACACTCTTTTAAGGACTTCTGGGATAGTGATGACAGAAAAAAATTAGTTGAGTCCTTCCTTAAGAATCAACAACCAAAAGAATGTCAACAATGCTGGCATGACGAAGAAAGAGGTTTCAAAAGTGAGAGACAGTTTGCCAACACAGAGTACAGAGTCATAGGCAATAAATCTCCTGTTGAATATCTAAAACTGATTAATAAAAACGAAATACCCCATCCAGAGGACTACAACATGAATTTAACAAATTTATGCAATTTAAAATGTTATATGTGTTCGGGTAAAAGTAGTAGTAAATTGCTAATCGAGAACAATGCCCTCGGAATACAAAAACTTAACCAAAATGACTACGATATAAGCAACGATAGATTAGATGCAATGATAGAACAAATTGTACATCATAATGTAACAACAATTACTCTGCAGGGAGGCGAACCGCTTATGAATCCAAAAATTATAAATTTGCTAGAAAAATTAAGCAATAAGTCCACGGCTAAAAAGATAAAAATATGGATTACTACCAATGGAACTATGTACACGGATAAAATTTGTGCTATTCTAGGAAATTTTTCAAAAGTAAAAATTATCTTCAGTATCGACGGGATTGGAAGATTGAATGACTACTTAAGATTTCCAAGCAATTTTGATAGCATAAAGTTTAATCTTACAGAATATAAAAAAAAGTTAAAGAATGCCACATACATGATCACCTTCACCGTGCAAAACATAAATCTTCTAGGCGTGAACGATATCATTGATTTTGCATATTTGAATTCGATGCATCTTAAAATAGGTATTCTAAACAAACCTGATTATCTGCATTTTGATGTTTTACCAATAAAGACCAAAAAAAAAGCGTTAGAGATGTTAGTTGGTGTGGACAAGAAAAAACTGAAGCACGTAACTAATTTAGAAGCACTTGTGTCTTTCTTAAAAAAATCTGTATTAAGCGAAGACGTAAATAAGATCAATGTGTTTAGGTCAACAATATCTAAGAGAGATTCTTACAGGAAAATTCGCATGGATGATTTTGTACCAAAACTGGCCGAAGATCTAAGGAATTATTAATAAATGTATATGTAGGCTGGGAAGACATACATCAAATAATTACAGGAAGAAAATAACAATCTATATACCTTTGGTAAAAATAAGTTCAATGTTGTGTTTTTTACCAATTCTGTTTGTCCAGACTTTATATCCACGGATTTGATATTTTTCCACTGTCTCATCTAATCTATCAAAGTTGTCATCTGTGTCACCTATATCCATTTCGCATTCACACAGGATCACTTTTGCTGGTAAAGACAAATCCAGTATTTCGTTCAGCATCTCATACCAACGTCCTTCAATGTCTAGTTTTATCACGTCCACTTCGGCGCCGTGCTGATCAGCGATCTCTTTGAGATTAGTTGTTTCGACTTCTATCACATTCTCGTATTTCTCCGGCTCGTCTAACTGAAAACACTTGCCATCACCGGCGACATCGTAAAACTTCATTGTCTGCCCTGCCACTGTGTCATAGGCTTTGCTTGTATGAATAATATTATAATCACCCCCATTGGCACTGTCTGTGGTCTGTTTTGATAACGGTGTTGGATCAAAGGTCAATATCTTTGCTGTGCGATTGTCTTTCCTGCAATTGAGTTCGTACCTGATCTCCCTAGAGACACCGAAGTTCCAAAACATTCTTGCATTTTTCCTTACATGGTCGGGTGTGCTGTACTGTTTGTACCGCGTCCATCCTTGTTGATTTACTGGACCGCCACTGGGTGATAGAGGAAACCTACTTTCATACTCTCGGCAACGTTCTGAAATTTGCATATGGAAATATTTATAAGTTAAATATTGATGTGAAAATATATGTAGGGCACGACAGCAGAGAAGACATAGCATACCAAGTCTGTGAGCATTCTATAAAAAGACGAGATCCGTCAGCCGAAGTCATCCCCCTCAAACAAAAACAGATGCGAGACCAAGGACTCTACACCAGACCAGTGGACAAGTTGGCATCAACGGAGTTCACGTTCACTAGGTTCTTCGTGCCATACATGAATGACTTCAACGGTTGGGCGGTATTCTGTGACTGTGATTTCCTATGGAAGATTCCGAGCCACGAACTTGTGAAGTACTGTGATCCGTCGAAAGCGGTCGTGGTCGTGCAACACGACTACACACCAAAAGAAACAACCAAGATGGATGGACAGGTGCAGACATCATATCCCAGGAAGAACTGGTCAAGCATGGTGTTATGGAACTGCGAACACCCCAAGAACAAAATCCTCACACCAGAACTATTGAACGAAGAGTCTCCAAAGTTCCTGCACAGGTTCAGTTGGTTGGAGGACAACGAGATAGGAGAGATGCCTGCAGAGTACAACTGGCTAGTGGGTTGGTACAAGGAGCCTAGGGATGGTACGCCGAAGATTCTGCACTATACGGAAGGTGGTCCATGGTTCGACGGTTACCGAGACTGTGAGTATGCAGATGACTGGAAGAAGGAACTTATAAATCTTTTCAGCTCGTAAAATCAAAAATAAATTTTATCTATCTGCTCAACGTTTGGTTTTTGTTCTATTACTTCACTGTTGTTGAATCCTAGTTGGAACATGTATTCGTCCATTTCATTTTCAGATGGCATCTCCGGAAACTGTTTATCCTTGTGTATGTTGACTTCTTGTATCACGTATTTGGCACGTGTGAATATGTCTGGGGCACCATTCATGACCATTATCTCAGCACCCTGAACATCTTGTTTGATCAAATCATACTGGGCATCCTTACCTACTAATTGGTCCAATGTTTTCATCTGCCTGATCTCATAATCTTTGAAAATACCAAAAACTGTTGAGCCTTTTGTGTACGTGACCTTCTTCCTATTTCCCTTGTCAATTTCACGCAGGTACATTTTAATTTCCCTGTCACTGTCTCCAAGCACGGCGATATGATAATCGTCCGTCACTTCTTTTAATCTTTTCTCGTGTTTTTGTCCTGCTTCAATGCAGGTGTAATGAGCATCAGGCCAAATGGGTTTGACGTTTTTGGTCCAGAATCCATTCCACGCACCTATATCCAATATTCTCGAAGGCATAAACTCTTGTTTTGATTTCAGTTCTTGCAAATATTTGTACATCATGCTTTGTAATAGATTATATCTGGCCAAGTTTTGATCAGCACTTTGAATCCCAAGGATTTCAAGTGTTCCTTGATATCTCTCTTACTGCTACCGTATTTCTCACTGTTGCCGTTCAACTCAATCATCAAGTATTCAACGTTTTCTAGAGTTTTTTCCGCACCCTTGAGCACTTCCATCTCCAATCCCTCGACATCTATCTTTATGAAATCCACCCCTTGTAAATCTAAAGAATCTAACTTGTTGATCTTGGTTTCACCTTTTTCCAACAACACCCTAGTGTTTTGTGTGGCATTTTCCTCGGTCAACTTCACAAATCCGTCATCATTGCCTATTGCTTGATTGTACAATCTGACATGACTGTGAGCACTTATGTTCCTTGAGAGACATTCATAGTGCAACTTGTTAGGTTCATAACAATGAACGTTCTTTGCATACTGTTGCATTGCCATAGACCATGTTCCACACCATGCTCCCACATCAACTATGAGATTGAATTTCTTATTCTGTATCTTGCACCATTGGAGAAATTTATCGAGACAGGTGTCCTGCATGTAAGGATTTCCTGCTTCGCGCCATTGTTCTATCTGGGCGTCTGCGGACGGTACCCATAAACCTCCACTCAATTTTTCTATCTTCATAATATTCCCTTGTCCATTAATATCTCAACTGCCGTACCGTCCTCTAGTTCTTCTGGTGTGAACTGTTGGTATGCTAGGCTGTACAACCAAGGCTCAGGTCCACCGTAGTAGGGATTCTCTATGTCTGCTAGTTCCACGTTCCCGACATCGACAGCGAAACTCTTGTTGTCACAGAATACAGGTATGCCCTCACACATGGCCTCCACTGCCGCTATGCTACAACTCGTGACCACACACCATGCCTCTTTGAGATCCTCGGATAGGGGTACCTTGGCCTCGCTCGGTCCTGATGTACCCCTGCCCCTAGGCTTGTGTCGAAGTCTGATAGGTCTGTCCGTGTATCTCTTGATCTGTTCTATGGTCTCGTTCGTCCAATTGGGTCTGTCTAGGTAGTTGTGTATACCTGTACTACTAGGACATACCAAAACATACTTGCCAGCGAAATTTGGTGCTTTGATCTTCATTCCA